TCTGTTTTAGTAAATGCTAGGTTGAGATATTCTTCGTCTTCTTTTGATTCATTTTTATAATTTAGGGTTTTCATTTCTTTAAAGTATTCTTTGGCTTCAGTTGAAGTGCTAGTACCAAGACCTTTGTAGTACTTCACCTTGAAGCCTGAGATGTCATTTTCGCTCTTGTATTTTTTATAATCATCTACATTATAAAACGGGATGATCTGAGATCTCTTTGACAACTTAATTACGGGGGTTACTAAAGATGAAATAAAATCAGTCTTGAGAAGTTCCGGCCAACCGTTTCCGATGAAGTTCACTATAAGACTTTTGATGTGGAAACCATCTGTGTCTGCATCTGTCATAATCATAATTTTACCATATCTTAGTTCAGAAACAGAAGAATACTTCTTGCCACTCTGAAGACCAAGAATTTGTTTTATGTTATTAATCTCTTCGTTTTTAGAAAGCTGTGAGTAAGTAGCAGTTCGCGTATTTAGAAGCTTACCTCGAAGTGGAAAAACTCCATATGTATCACGTCCAACCACAGAAAGACCTGAAATAGCAGTAGCTTTTGCTGAGTCTCCCTCTGTAAAAATAATAGTACACATTTTTGAATCTTTGGTTCCTGCTTTATTTGCATCATCCAACTTTGGAATAATGACTCTACTTGTTTTCTTGCCATCTGTTTTCTGCAAAGACTTCTTTTCCTTTGCGTCTGCGATAGCAAGAATATTTTCTACAATTCCCATTTTAGAAATTGATGTAATAAAATCATCAGATGCAGAAAATTTACTACCAAAATCTGAAATCTTGGTAATATTCTTTTCTTTTGTCTGAGATGAATAAGTTGCGTTTTCAATGAGACAATTGATGAATACAAAAAGATTGTCTTTGATGTATTGTTGCTTAATCGTTAAATTTTTGTGTTTTTCTTGAATAATTTCTGTTACCTTTTTTATTATTGGATTAATTACATGATCAACATGTGATCCTCCGTCAGAAGTACTGATTCCGTTTACAAACGATATGCATTGAAAACCAGAATCTGACGGAGCTATACCAACTTGCCAACGAGAAGTCTCTTGTACAACCCGTGGACAAATTTTCTTAGGTCCAATGTAAGCCGAAATATAATCAGAGAAGTCTTTGATTGTTAGTTTTTTATCATTAAGGTACACGTTGACATCTTTGTTTGTAAATGCACAAATGTCAAATACGCGTTTTGATAGTATATCAAGAGTGTTGTCGGTGATACCGGTTGTCCCAAACTTTTGAAAGTCTGGTTTAAATGTAATCTTGGTGTACTCGCTCTTAGAAGTAGAAATTTTTGGTTTATTGATCTTGCTGAGATTGTTCTCAAATGTTTGAGTATACTTTTTGCCATCTTTTGCCGTTTCAACAGTGAAGTACTCAGAAAAGATAGCTGTCAATTTTGCACCCAAACCATTGAGACCCCCTGTTGTTCTTTTTTGCGAGTCATCATAATTGCTAGATGTAAGAAGATTGGCGAAGATTAATTCTGGAACATAAACTTTATACTCTGGGTGAATCTCAATAGGAATTCCAGAATCATTGAAAACAGAGATTTCATCGTTTTCGATTTTAACCTTGATGCATTTAACAGACTTATTCCTTTGGACTTCGTCTGCTGCGTTTACCAAGATCTCATCAAAGATTTTAAAAATCCCCGGATTCCATTTACAAGTCTTAAGTTCAGCTTTATTATCAGTTATTATCCAGCAATCACTGGTTGTGCACTTCGTATCGCCGACGTACATACCGGGTCTTGCTAGAACATGTTCTATTTGCGAGTACTTCTTGTAGTTCTCCGCCATGATAACTGATTATAAAATGAACTAAATTTTTAAATCAATTATTTTTTTGTAAAATTTGGTATCGAGATTAGGCTGCAGCTTCTTTTAGTTTTTCAATCATTTCGAGAATTTGATCTAGTGTCCTGACTCCTTGAAATCTTGTAGTACTGTTTTTATATTTAATTATTGTATCCGGTACTGTGTAAATCTTATTATCCATAAAAAAAGAGTTAAAGTCTTCGTTTTCAATTGATATATGATAAAGCATACTATCTGGGACAGACATAAGAATTTTATCAAGTTCTATACAGGGGATGCACCAGTCTGCTTCAAATTTAAAAAATAATACTTGTTCTCCAAAATTAATGCTGTTAATAGAATTATAACTAGAAAGATCTTTTATTGTAACTCCCATTTTAATTTAATATAATTTATTTTTTTAAGTTTGTAATTGTTATTTTAAATTATATCCATTTATAATAAATGACGGTATTAGATTTTTACACATTAAATCTTACAACATTGGTTATAATTTTACTAATTGCATTGGCTGTTTTTATGCTTTTGAATTACATTGATAAAGAAAAAGACGATAATTTTACATTTAATATAACCGTATCTATAGTATCTGGAATAATTGTAAGCATGTTTTATTCATACGTAACTATAGAACCGGACGAAATATTAACAACGAATTATTGGGACTAATTCGTTTTTTTAAAATAATTATACAGTAATATAATATGTCAATATCGTTATCAAAATTTAATCCAAAAAAAATTGAAGAGAGACGAGTATCTGGCTCTGGACCCGCCACGTGCGTTTTTATTGGAAAAAGAGGAACGGGTAAAAGTACATTAGTTGCGGATATATTATATTATCTTAGACGAATTAATGCCGGTGTAGCAATATCGGCTACCGAAGATGGTAATGCGTATTATTCAAGTTTTATACCAGATATATTAATACATTCTGAATATAAACCAGAAATTATTCAACAAGTTATAACTCGTCAAAAAAAGATAATAAATGGAAATAAAAAGAATACAGATGGAGATGTTTTTGTACTCTTAGATGATTGTATGTATGATAAAAGAATGATAAGAGATACTAATATACGAGGTATCTTTATGAATGGTAGACATTGGCGTATAACTTTTATGCTTACTATGCAATATTGTATGGATTTGCCACCAGATTTAAGAGCAAATATAGACTATGTTTTTATACTTAGAGAAAATATAATTCAAAATCAAGAAAAAATTTATAAGAATTTCTTTGGTATTTTCCCGCATTTAAGTGTTTTTCAAGATGTTCTAAATAGTTGTACAGAAGGTTACGACTGTTTAGTTCTGGATAATACATCAAAAAGTAATAACATACAAGATTGCGTTTTCTGGTACAGAGCAAAACCAAATAGAAATTTTAAAATAGGATCAAAAGAGCTTTGGAAATATTGTCAAAAAAATTACGATGAAAAGAAAGCCAAAACAGTAGAAGAATACGATCAAAAGAAATTGAAGAAAAAGAATACCCCGAGCGTAACTGTTAAAAAATTAAAAAAATAAAATAGGTTGCTCTTCTTTGTTTATGTACATATTTTTTAGTGTGTAATAATTGTGTCTCATCTTTTTTTTCTTTGGAAACAATGTTCTTTTCTTCATTCTGTTGAAATAAAATAACTTACTAATTTGTTCAAAACTAATAAGTTTAGTTATTTCATAAAACATTTTATTTACATTGCAAAAGTTTACATTATCATGTAAAGTTCTATTTTTGATAATGATGTATAAGATATCCGGATCGTCCATTTAAATTATAAATTATTTTTAAATTATTAATAGTTCGCATATTAATTTCGCATTAGTTTTATAAGACTCTTCAATTATTTTAATACAGCGCCCGTGTTTATTACAAGGTGCAAAGAATTCATAAATAAAAATATCTTTATGCATTTTAATTTAAAGTTACTTTATATATAAAGTAAACTTTAAATGCATAAAATTAATAAATTGTTAGAAATTCCTCAATATGAACAAAGGTCTGATATGTGGTTTAAACAACGTGAAAATAAGCTTACCAGTTCTGACGCGGGCACTGTTTTAGATCTTAATCCGTATCAAAAACCATACGAAGTTCTTTTTAAGAAATGTGGTTATGATCCAAAGCCTTTTGCTGGAAATATTGCTACAAGACATGGACAAAAATACGAAGACGAAGCCATAGATAAATACTGCGAACTTACCGGACAAGTAAATTATAATTTTGGCCTTATAGCACACGAAGATGTGTATCATAATAAAGATTATTATTGGATGGCGGGATCTCCCGATGGAATAGCTATCTCTAAAACAAATGATAAAGCAGATCCAGTTCTTTTAGAAGTAAAGTGTCCATATAGAAGAAAAATTAAGTTTGGTAAGATTCCGGAGTATTATTTACCACAAGTTCAGCTTAATCTTTTTATTTGCGATCTTAGGGTGGCGGATTTTATAGAATATCTTCCACCGGATACAATGAATATAGTAAGAGTATATAGAGATCAAAAGTGGTTGGACAAAAATATTCCGGTATTGCAAGAATTTTGGCAAGAAGTAGAACACTACCGAAACAATGACATCAAATTACATCCAAAATTTCCAAAGCAAAAAAAAACTCTTGATTTAACATCTGATGAACCAGAAGAAGAAAATATTTTACTTGAGTATGCATTTAGAGAATAAAGATAAATTGATATTTTACAAAAAAAGATATTACTTAAAAAAATAGAATATACTACATTAATAAAATGGGTATTCGCGGATTAAATACCGTTATTAAAAAGTGGGCGCCAAATGCCATTCAGATTTGTGACATCTCAAAGTATAGAAATTCAAAAATTGCTATAGACTGTAGTATTCTTCTTTATAAATTTAAATATGCATCAAGGGTTGAAAATTCTCATCTCATAGGAATTGCAAATAGAATTAAGTTTTATCTAATGAATGGTATACTCCCAATTTTCGTATTTGACGGAACCCCACCAGAAGCAAAAAGAGTAACACTTTCTAAACGCCAAGCTACAAAGCAAAAAATGTACGTTAGGTTGGAAGAGCTTCGAGCAAAAGAACCAGAAACCGAAGAAGAAAATAAAACTATTCAAGAAGAGATAGAAAAACTATTGTCTCAATTAATTGTAATTAAAAAATCACACGTCGAAGAAAGCAAAGAACTTCTTGAAAAATCTGGAATTCCTTATTGTACAGCCCCGGAGGACGCCGAAAAATACTGTGCATTTTTACAGAAAAACGGTCTTGTAGATTATACGGTAACTGATGATACAGATGCTAGTACATTTGGATGTTCTATAATCCTTAAGACGTCTATCAATAAAAATATTACAGAGATAAATACAGATGTAATTTTGCAACGATTTGAAATGACCCACGATTCTTTTGTGGATTTTTGTATTCTTTCTGGTTGCGACTACACCGAACCTATACCACAGATAGGTCCAATTACAGCATTTAATTTAATCAAAAAGCACGGCTCAATCGAAGAAATTCTTAAAGACTTAAACAAAGAAGCACCAAATTTTAATTACAACGTTTCTAGAAAAATTTTCAAAGAATTTGATTACGAGATCCCAAATAAATTTGAAAAAATTAATGTAGACAAAAAAATCCTAATGGATTTTCTAAATTTGCACAATTTTAAAGAAAATGTTATTTCAAAATTTATTAAAATTTTATTTTAAGTTTTGAATTTAATTTTATTTTTTTTCTTTTGTTTATATTAAAAATAAATATGTCTGATATTCTTAGTTTGTTCTTCGGTAAGAAGCGCCGTGCACGCAAGGTCAAGAAGTCACCCGGTCGTCGCCCAACGCGCGGCCACTACGTTAAGTCGCTACCAAAGTCGCGCGCGTTCGTAACTGTCCGCGGTCGCAAGCGCAAGCTCCACCGCGGCGCAAACGGTGGTCTTTACTATCGTACCAAGTCTGGGCGTCACTACATCGAGGCAAAGGTTCTTAAGCGCCGCGGCCACCTTCTTTCGCCAAAGAAGCGTCGCGTTCGCCGCGCCGTCAAGAAGCTCCGACGTCGCAAGCGCCGTAAGCTCAAGATGACTAAGGCTGCCATTGCGGCCCGCCGTGCCTACCGCCTCCGCAAGAAGCGCATGAGCCGTTTTGGCATGTGGTAAATGTATACTGTATAATGTATACTGTATAATGTATAATGTAAATGTATATCGTGATGTAATTAAAATAATAAAGCAATTTAGAATTATTTTATTATTTTAATGTAAATAAATGATTATGGTTCCTTTAGTTGAGGGAATCCCCGTTATTGAACCAGAAGGTATGACTCTTAAAGAGTCTAAAAAGTTCATTTTTAAGGTTTACATTTGTTTACTTTTTCAATTATTCTCGTTTCTAACATGTGTTTCAATTTCTAAATTTTATGACTTAAGAACATTTTATATATCAGACCCGGGTCGCACTTTTCTTGGACTTAGTTTATTTTTTACAATTATACTGTTATTTGTTTCGCGTTGTTGTGAAAGATACTTTGTTACTTTCCCTATAAATTATATACTTCTTTGTTTATGTGCATTAAGCACGGGTTATACGCTTAGCTCAATCTCGACTTTTATAAGCGGAGATACATTACTATTAGCGCTCGGTATAACAACGATAGATACATTAGCTATGACTTTTGTAGGCTTATTGTCATTCTGGGAAATGTATGTATCTTACTTTAATCAGTTTTTAATAATGTTAACAATAAGTTTTATATCGATTGGAATTATAAGTGTATTTATAATAAGTAATTATTTGCATTTATTTATAGCATATGCGGGTAGTGTATTATTTTGTGGTCTTATTATTTATGATACAAAAATGATAACAGATAGAACTTATAAAGTCTATAAAAAAGAAGACTTTATAATTGCTTCTATTAATTTGTATATTAATATAATGATTTTATTTACATTTATACTCCAAATATTATTATTTTCTGATTAATCTAATTGAAATCTAGATCACTTAGTTTAAGATCTTCATGTTTAATAGCAATTATTTTCTCTATAGATCTAACTGTGCTTGGAATTGTTTTAAAATCGTTAACTCCAATTATTTCAATTTTATCATTGATATTAATGTCTATGATACAATTGTCTTTGTAGTCTTCTAATGATTTAATTAGATGTATATATTTTTGTCCTTCGGGATGCGAATGATGAATTTTTGCAAACAATGTTTCATTCTTAAATACAGTGCTATATAATTCAATGTCTTCGTTTTTTCCTTTCACCAAAAGACTAAATGTTATCAAGTTAGAAGGTTTCCATTTAAAACAAGAATAATTTACACCTGTTATAATAGGTAAATCATTTGGAATCATAAAAATTTCATCTGTATCTTTGAAGTCTTCTGCATAAGAATTAATAGATTCTGAATAGTCGGTTATAGTAATTGGTGTACTACTAGACCGTATATTATGTTTAAAAGTCTGAGCTTCTTCTACGCGGTCTAGATAAGAAATTCTATTGATCTTACTTCCGCAGCAAGAAAATGTATCATATATACAAATTTCTTCTGGTTTATAAGAAATGTCAAAAATTGTTCCTTGGTAGTATTCGTCCGGGCACGTTATTTTAATTTTATAAATAGTTAAATCTTTAAAAATTACTACAGATGCATTATTACCATTTTTATCAAAAAACATAAATAAAATAGCTCGTTTTGTGTCCGCTGTGTCCTTTTTGTAAAAAATGTATTTAAAATTTCTGAGCTTAAAAGTGTATCTTTTTTCTATGTTCACAGAGTTCTGAAGAGGAAAATACATGTCTCCTTTTCCAGTCCAATTGTTATTTAGTAAAAATACAATTTGTTTTTTAAAGTTTTCATCTGTGATTTCTGATTGCATTATTGTAATGTATAATCATGCGGTCTCTTTAAATTTATTTAAAGGTAATGTACTATTCATTAGTATTATGTCTTTTACATCAAAAGAAGAAACTCTTGTAAATTTTCTATTAAATTATTATAATTCTAAAATAAGTCTTTTTAAGGATATAATTTATCAAAATACCCCGTTAAGTCTGAGACTTCTTGATTGGTTAGTAACAAATTACGCTAAAAAGTATAATATAATATATCCACTTGGCAACTCTGGTGAAATTGTATATTTTAATATATACCTCGATTACAAAAACCAGTTAAAAGCTTATTCAAAAAAATTTTTTGATCCATTTTGTAGACAAAAACGTCTTGTTATAAATACAGTAACTTTTAAATGGAGAGAATACATAGATGAAAGCATTTCAGATACAGAAATAGTTACAACGGTTGGTCAGCTTAATTTTTTTAGATGGTTTATAGATAACAAGATACTTGATTATGCATTATCAAATATTAAATTTATAGACGCAGACATGATAAATACCATGGCTTCTAAAAAGAAAGGTAAACGATCAGTGCTTTCTCCAAACGCAGTAAAGGGTATATATACTAACAAATGCAATGTTACGATTAAATTTAAACCCTAGTAATTTAGAGAAATAATTTATTTATAATTATAAAATGGAGCATCCATTGAATATTTGGCTAAAATCAACTGGAAAAATGGTAACAGATTCGAGTAAACAAACTATTACTCATTTTATGTTTGATGGAGGGAAACTAGACATATCAGAAGATCACGAAACGTTCCAGATTATGTACAGTAAGTATATAAAATATAAAAACTGTATAGTAGAAAGAAAAACTGAATTTTTTAAGTTTTTTGTAGATTTTGATATACTTTCAGAAGAAATCATAAATCTAGAAGAATATGTAATTCTTATACAAAACACATTGAGTAATTTGTATAAAAATAATTCTTTAGTTTGTATAGTAACGGGGGCTGATAAAAATAAAGAAATAACTAAAAATGGA